GCAAAGATGCTTGAAACTAAAGGTAACTATGCAGAGATGAGTGGTGCCATCGCTCACATTATGATCACGCGAAAAGGAGTTCCTTATGTCGCGGATGAAGAATCCGCTCGAAGACTTCTGCCCGGTAAAGATATCGAATGGGTTGGTAAGCATCCAGATGGTAAGTATCCCGGTTACGATGGTTGGTACTATCGTATGCTTGGTGGTAAGAAACACATCAAGATTATACTCGGTAAACCAAATGGAGCAGTTGTTCAAAATCCTACTTGACAATACCTGAAGAGGTGTTAGGCTTTACATCATGAATGAACGAGAACCTACAATCTATGTCGCAGGTCCAATGCGAGGGTTTGAGAATTACAACTACCCTGCGTTTGATCGTTGCGCCCGAGTTCTTAGTGATCAAGGTTGGAACGTAATCAACCCTGCTGAACTGGACCGAACTCAAGGCAAACCAATTTCATCCTCATACGACTTCGATCCTGATAACTGCTATGAGGATCATGAGTTTATGCGTAGCGCCCTCAAGAGAGACATGGTTGCTATATGCGATGAATGCACTGCTATCTACATGATGAGTGGATGGGAAAAGAGTAAAGGTGCGAATGCAGAACTTGCTCTTGCCCGTGCTTTGGGTATCAAGGTCTTTTATGAGGCTCCGCTTCCAAAATGAATATCTTTGTTGTTGATGAACACCCGACCCTTGCCGCAAATCAAATGATCGACAAGCACGTTGTCAAAATGATTCTTGAGAGTGGACAGATGCTTTCTACTGCTCACCGTGTTCTTGATGGTGATGAGTGGACAGACTACTCGAAGAACGGACGGCGGATCAAACGCTGGAGACTCTCAGACGAACGAGAAGGACGCCTGTGGAAAGCATCGTTCGTAAACCACCCGTGTACTAGATGGGTAATGGAAAGTCTCTCTAATTACAATTGGTTGGCATGTCACGCTGTATCTCTAGCACATGAATACACTCGAAGGTACGAACGCACACACGCGAGTGAATCTCTGATGAAGTATCTTGTTGATAACCATCCTACAAACATTGCAGACAAAGGACTGACAAAGTTTGCTCAAGCAATGCCTGATGAATACAAGAATGAAGATGCAGTGACCGCGTATCGTGCATACTATAAAGGCGAGAAGAGTGGTTTTGCAAAGTGGACTAAAGTTCCCGAACCAGAATGGTGGACATCATGAACGTCTTAGTTACAGGCGGAGCAGGATATATTGGATCTCATGTTGTTTATGATCTACTGAATGGTGGTCATAAAGTTTTCGTCATTGACCGAGATAAAAAGGCATGCGACCACCTGAAGAAGAAGTTGTCTCGTAGAAAGAAGTTGACTGTTTACTGCGGTGATGTTGAAGACAACATTTTCACAGAGAACATTCTTAGCACAGAAGACATCAACGCTGTCATTCACCTAGCAGCATTTATTTCTGTACGAGAGTCTGTTGAAGATCCAGTAAAGTACTTCTATAACAACACAGCAAAGACTATCAAACTACTCAGTCTGATTGAGAAGTATAAAATCCCTAGATTTATCTTTTCAAGCACCGCAGCAGTGTATGGTGATGTCAATCAAGAGGACATGCCTCTAACAGAAGAATCCTCGGTGCAACCAGCAAACCCATATGGAATGAGTAAGTTGTTAGTCGAGCATGTGGTCGAAAAGATGGCTGAGGTCAACGATGAATTCTCTTACGTTGCATTTCGCTACTTCAATGTAGCAGGTAATGATGTTGACAGTAGAGTCACTGATCCCAGATGGAGAGAAAAGGAAAACCTTGTCCCTTGCATCCTGAAGTATGCACTCGGGGAAACAGATGAGATCAAGATTTTCGGATCAGAGTATGACACGGCGGATGGTACTTGCATCAGAGACTATATTCATGTTTCGGATATAGCGAATGCCCATTCAATCGCATTGACAAACGGAAATGGTATCTACAATCTTGGATCTGGTAAAGGTAGTAGTGTCATGGAAGTTGTTGGTGCGATGAATGTGGTAACGGGTGGAGTCATCAGAGATATAGTCATTGCTCCTGCCAGAAAGGGAGATGTGCCTTTTCTTGTTGCCACGGCAAAGAAATGGCAAGATGAAACAGGATGGACTCCTATCTACGATATTGATGAAATTGTATTGTCTGCTTGGAAGAGTGTAAAAAACAGTTGACACCTTAGATAATTGGGTTAGGATAGTAGCGTGAACTACCAAAAGAAATTGTACGGCGAAGAACCATCGTGGGACCATTTTGAGGGTACGGATGATGAATTGCAGGGTCAAATAATCCGTGCGGTAAACTGGTATAGGAATACTGGTTC